ATAACAAAGACTTCCTCCCTGGATGCGGCAGGGAGGAGAAAGGAGCAGACAAGTGCCAAAAAGACAGAAATCAACAGCTTGGAAAAGCGAATTAGCTGAGATAAATGCAAAAGCAAGACAGGAAGGAATGAGTTATGGACAGTATGTGGGATTAATGTACTGCGAAGAAAGAGATGAAATGGAAAGAAGGAGAAGATATGACAGAAAGAGACGCGAGAGATTTGGTTGATTGGCTGGATCAGGCAGAAGAGGAAACAAAAGCAACAATTGCAGAGCATGAAAGAATCGATCCTTTTTATGACGGAGTGCTTTCAACGGTCCAGACAGTCCGTGAATATATCAAGAAAATGCGTAAGGTGGATGAAGCAGAAGGAGAGAAACAGATGAAAGAGATTATAACAGATAGCAAGTTTGAGCATATCGAAGAAATTAAGCCGTTTTTCTGGTGGACAGGAAGTTTAAGCATAGAGCAGGCAATCACACACTTGACAAAGCGGTACGATGAAGAGGAAGCACACAAACTGTTGGATGAAAAGTTAGAATTTGTGTCTGGCTACATGAGGAACAATCACGGAGCTGTCGAGCAGTACGGAATCTACCTCATTCCGGAATTCATGCTTGGATATGATGACATAGAGATTGTGATTGTAGCGGCATCCGAAAACGAGCGGGCTACGGT